ATGTGTAGATGGGTTAGATACAAAATCCCAACCAATCAATTCAAAGTCATCCTGAACCTTTACTTTACCTTCTCCGATATTAGTTACCGAACCCATGCCTCTTGATGAGATACCTAATAGGATTCCAGCTTTTAATAATTCTTTTAAGATATTACCAGATGGAGTTGGTAGAATTTCTACTGTCCCACAAAGGTCATCACCTTCCCAATGTATTTCTCTTACGTTATGAGATACGTTCTTTAAATTAATTACAGTAGAGTCAGGATGGTCTAATTCACCTAATGCTCTACGTTCTTTAATTAGTATTTCGTATTTCTTAGCCTCTCTCATTAATATTTCTCTAGGATATACTCTACCATTTTGGTTTTCAGCAGATGCTCTTTGTAGAACTCCTTTTACTAGGGTTCTTCCTCCTTCATCTTCGTTTACCCTACCTTCAAATAGGTTTGTTTCTATTAATAGTGATTTCATATTATACTGATTCATTATATGCGTAATAGCCGATACCTGATGGAGAAATTATTTTTCCAGAATTAAATGCTTTTTCAACTTTACTTTTTATTTTTTGAGCATCTTGCGATGTTCCAGTAGTTAAATAACTTATAACAACTTCATTACCAATAAGGAAACTAATTTCTAAAACAAAAGTAACAGGACTCTTTTTGTTAATTTTAATACCCTTTAACTTTAATGAATCTGAAGCTTCGTTTACTGATTCATTTGCTTTTTTACCAGCTCTTAAATCTGCCAAATCATCTGCTCCAATATCACCATCCTTATCAACATCTAATTTTTTTTGGCCACCAACTAATTCCTCATTCTTCTCACCCTTACCATTCCATGCGGTATCTATCTTATTGAAAAATGCTTTCTTTTCTTCATCACTCATAGATGGAATTGATTTACCAGACTTTTCCAATGCTTTGGCAAAGAATGCTTGATATTCTGATTCTTCAGTCATTACTTCCTTAACTAATTCTTTTAGTCTTTCTTTAGTTATTTTCATACTTTCTTTTTTGTTTGGTAGACCTTTATGTGATGTAGATGCGTAATCTTTAGCATCTTTTTTAGTCATTGAATCAGCTGCTTTCTCAACTTCTTTAGATGGTGCTTCCATGTCTCCTTTTTGTACTGCATGAACCATACCCATAAATCTTTGTTGTGCTTTTGATTGTGCTGGCATATTATAAAGTTCTAATTTTTTCTGAAAGATTCATTAATCTCTCTTTTATCTTATGTAAACTTTTATTTGTTCTTTTATAGTAATCTCCTTTCTTAACCCCACTCTCATTCTTTATTTTAGAATACCAGTTAACAAATTTCTCTACCTCACCCAATTGTTGTTTGATAGATGTTACACCTCTACTCATTTTAGCTTTAGGAGAACCTTCTTCTTTTTTAATTGCTAACCAACGATTTTCATTTAAACTAGCCTCATCATCAGCCTTTACCAATTCCATACCACTCTTATCTGCTATTTCACCAGAATCATTACAATCGGTTGCTGTTGGTTTTATTACTAATGGTTTTTTAGAATCAGCAGGAACATCGTTCTTTAACCAATCCTTTTCTTCACCAACAATTGTGCTTCCAGATAATTTAGCTAATTTAGCGTTCTTATCAGCAACATCAGATGGTTTTGTAAATGGTGCACCAGCACTACTTGTTATTCCTTCTTCTAAATCATCAACAACCTCACCACCAGTTACGTTAGCTAATCTTTTATTTTTCTTTGCAGTTTGACCAGGTTTAGAAAATGCAGCCGGTGTATTATATCCAGCTACATTACCAGTTACAGACATTTCGTCCAATTCTTCTTCAGATTGAATTTCTTTAACTATACTTCTGATTATTTCTTTTAATCTAGCTTCCATTATTTTACTTTAGATTTTAATTCTTTGATTAGCTCATACGAAAGCATAATAGATGAAACTTGATTATCAGATACAGATTTACCCATTTTCATTTTTTCTAAAACAGAAATAGTTTCAGATAATTTAATTGTAGTAACTTTATCTTCAACCTTTGCTTTTATAGATTTTAATTCAGATACTATATTTGGTAATTCTACTGAAATATAATCTTTAAATTTAGATGTATTTGAAATATTGTTTATATATTCCTTTAATAAATTCTTTTGTTTTGAATCTAAATTTGTATATTTTTTATTAAATGTTTCAACAAGAATCTTATAGGTTAATAATCGTAGGTCTTTATCTTGTTGCTTATAGGTTTCTATTAATTTAGTATCTTCTACTTTGTTAGTTTTAGTTGATGGTCTAGCTATAATATTTTCAATTAGGGTTACCTTAGAATTAAATACATCTTTAATATCATAGTTTTCGGACTTTTTAGATTCAAATACTTTATATATTGATGCCAATACTTTATAATTGGTAATTGGGGATGAAAGAAATTGCTCTAATTCAAATTTCTCATTAATTTGCTTAATAAGACTATACTTTTCTTTTGATAATTTAACCTCATTCAATTTAGAATGTGCTTGAGATACAGTATCTACAAACATTTCAGCTTTACTTTCAGAATTGTATTTTTCTTTTAATAGTAAATCATAAAGACGTAATTCTTTATTTAATTCCGTACCTGCGGCAAAGAATTCTTTTACTATGTTTTTTGCGTTCTCAGTTTTGTCCCCATTAAGTACCTCTAATGTTATTTGTCTTACTAAAAGCTCAAATAACACCCCAGTATTCTTAACTTTGGAATGTTTTATTTTTTTCATTTATTACCCTATGTTTAACCTACGTCTATAAACTAACACATATAAATATAAACTTTTTAATGTTTATTAAAATTTAGTGTCATCTAATATGTTTTTTTCATCTAAAAGGTCCGTTTTTTGTGTTTTTTCACTTAAAATTTTCTTTTTTGCTGAAATACCATTAATATATTCTTTTGCAACTCGTTTATTTGATTCAAATGTACGAGTTTCTCTTTTTCTTTCTTTTTCGTTTTCTTTGTTACCCAATGGGTCTCTACCTAATGGGTGTTTATCCTTTCCGTAGGTATTTCCCTCTCTTGGCCTACCACCTTTATTATCTACAATCTCCTGCTTCATTTTTTCAATCTCCTCCTCCACATTTTGTTGTTGAGGTGGATTGGCCGGGTCTTGTCCTTGTTGTTCGATTGAGTTATAACGGAAACGGTCTTTAAGGTCTAATATCATCTTAGCTCTTTCCATATCTATCTCATCTTCACTCATACCAAATACATTATTATAAACCCAATCAGTAGACATCATATTAAGTCCCTTAAGGTCGGATGCTAATCTAGTCTTCTCACTCCAAAGGTTTACTTTCTCTTGCTCATATATTGTAGATGAATTAGTTAAAGTAAGTTGAAAGTTTGTCATTTCAGCATCATCAATTCCTTGGGATGCTAAGTGAACTATTGCTATTTTATATAATTCACTAACAACAGTTCTTTGAATTCTTTCAATAGTTCTAGCAAAACGAACATCTTGAGCTGCAAGAGTTGCTTTACCACTAATACCTTCTTCGTATCCTAAGAATGCTTTTGGTATTTTTAATGCACTAAATAATTTTGCTTTTAAGTAATCTATATCTTCAGTTGCAGTATAATCCAGTCCAGCTAAATTTTCAATTGCCGTACCACTATCTCCACCTCTAACAGGTAAGAAGAAATCTTCGGTAAGATTCTGAATATTGTACTTTAAGTTGTAATCTCCACTATTTTTATCAACAAACGGAGTTTTCTTCATTTTGTTGATAATCTTTTGCATATAGTTATCAACCTCTTGTGGATTGATGTTACCAATATCAATTTTGAATACTCTCTTTTCAGGTGCTCTCATAATACGATGAATTAACATCGCATCTTCCATAAGTGATAATTGTTTCCAAACTCTACGACCACCTTCAATCATTGCTTTACCATATGGTAGAAAGTTAGTATCTGATAACATACGAAAGTGAGCCATTTCATAATTCTCATATTCTTTTTTACCAAATCTATCTAATTCAACTTTAAACTTAACATAGTTTTGATTGCTAGGGTCAGTACCTTCTAATCTTTCAGTATTATATACCGAATAAGGTAATACATTTACAATACCTTTACCTTCTGCAATTTCCAATGCTAAAAAGAAATCTCCGTATTTAACTAAGTTTCTTACCCAAGGCCACAAATTGAATTCTATATTTATTACATCGTAGAATAAGTTATGTAGGATTGAACTTACATTTTCGTTTGATGATTTGATTGTCAATACATCACCATACTCATCTTTAGTAGTTGATTCATCAGCGTATATATCTAATGCCGATGCTATTATTGGGTCATTATCCATAGCATCATAATCTCTGAATAATTCTCTACGAACCTGATGGTATGCCATTGATTGTGCACCCTGATTCGTTTCATTAAAAGACCTTTGTAACTTTGTATATCTATCTCTAAGATTTACGAAGTTTGTATTCATCTGGCGTTCATCCGTATCCACAACCTTACGTTTACCATCTTTATCAACGGTTACGATAGCTTGGGTTGAGAATAACTTCTTTAACCTACCAAAAAAACTTCTATCATCCAATTCTTGTTCTGCCATAATTTATTATTATTTTCTACAAAATCCTATTTTGACATTATATGATATAAATATCGTAATTTATCAAAACACTACAACCATTGAGTTAAATCTTCAAATCCATCACCAGCTCTCATTCTCCACGGGTCATCATCCATAGTATTTCCACCACCATATATACCATTATATGTATGCGAAGTAATACCACCAACTGCACTTTTAGTTAAATCAATTCCTTCTTGTCTTAAACGAAGTGCTGTATCTCTGACCCACAAACCAATTGAAAATGCCATTGTTAAGTCATCATTATAACCTTTCATAGCCTCTGCTCTACCATTCATATAGACAAATGTAAATAACTCATCTATTAAACGAGAAGAACGAATTGTAATTGATTTTTCTCTAAAGTAATCAGTTAATTTAGATATAATCAAAGGTCTAGTTTTAGAAGTGGTTGAAAATCCAGCTACTAATCCTCTATCTTCAGCTCTATATCTATTTGTCATTTGATTTTCAGTATCAATATATTTTAAATCCTTACTCATATAGAATAAGTTT